TGTAAAAAAGTCCTCTAGTGTTACAGTCTTCTCAACTTCCCAACCCACTGCATCAAGGATAAGCTTTAGCGGATCAACAAACGTTTTGTTAAACTGAGTTTCATAATCAACATACTTGTGTAAGTTAAACTCTTTAGGCAGCCCCATAGGAAATGAGATAATATTTTCTTTAATAGGATTAGGCAGATTGAGATATACAAACTTAATCTTCTCACCATTCTGTATCATTTCATACTGTTTGTCAAGCTTTAATCTTTTCAGTTCATTGTTATATAGGATTGAGCCACGAACATGAATAGGACAGCCTTTCTTATAGACTGTCTTTTTATCTACCCAGTCTGTTACGTTAGAAACGCCACGTGGGAAAGATATGTCCTCTGGTGTCAACTTGTAGAAATCATTTTTAAACGCCTGGATGAACGCTTGTGTGCGCTCCTCGTCCCCTTCCATGATAATCTTAAAAGTTTCTTTGAACTTGTCACGCACCACTTGTGGCGTAGATGACTTGATTGCTTCAATGCCCATGATTTTCATCTTGGGTTCAGTATAGCGTACGCCTTCATTGTCTAATACGTTTAGAATGTATCGCTTCTTAGCTGTCCAGACACCACGGTCTGCGATTACCTCACGTTCCATATCCATGCGGTTTTCTTTGCAGTTCATGTACTCATGCAGTTTTGCATACTCTTTAGCAAGGATAGGCTGAAAATGTTTTTCGCCTAACTCAGATAGAAAGTTGATAGGGTTCTTGGGCTGAAACTTATCAATCAGTGGTTTCATGTTAACATAGAGTGAGTCAGTATCGATAGCAATCACATAATCATCTTCTTTTTCACACACTTCAGACATGGCATCATTCATGGCACGTTCTGCCCAGAGAATACAAAGCTGCCCACTATAGGTAATAGCTTCTGCGATACGTTGATCAAAATAGTTGAAGTATTGGTTGCCCAAAGCACCATACAAAGAGTTGAGAAGAATCTTGATAGACATCTGCTGATTCTCTAGATGTTCAATCTCTTTTTCAATTTCGTAAGAGTTACCTTCTTCTTGCTGCCGTTGCTTGGCATCCAGCATATTCTTTTTGATAACTTTACGCTCTACATAGTAGTCTTTTACGATACGGGGCAAAATGCCCACATCATCTGTTCGAAAGACAACACCATTAGCGGCTGTAGTCTGATTGTCTTGGTGTGTCATAGATGCCATATTCAGACAAGACTTTACTGACACACCTGATTTAAAATTTTCCACAATAGTCTCCGGTGACATGTTCCACTGTACCAAAATGTTAGGGTACAGGGAAGCAAGGTCAAAAGAAACTACCCAATCGTACATACCAGGTATCGGTTCTTTGACATATGCACCGGGATATTTGCTTTTGTTCTTATTCTGCTTCAATGGTGGAACAATCTTGCGGGACATAAGATCACGGTAAATGATTGTTTCCCAAATACCAGTTGTGCCGAAGGTATCTACAAAGTTACACCCTGCTTTGTATGCCATAGTCATTGACAAAGTAATAAGACCAAGTTTGTCTTCTAGACGATCTACCAGTTCGACATCTTTAATATTATAGTTAACAAACTTTTGAAAGTCATGTTTGTATAGTGAGTGTAGAGAACCATACTCTTCATAGGACAGTTTTTTCTCACCCAAGACTACATGAGCAATATGATCGAGTTTATAAGACTCCTGTGCGCCATAGGTATAACCAAATTTCTGAAACAAGTCCAAATAGTCTAGCTGTTGAATGCCAGTGACTTCATATGCCAGAAGTTCTCTGTTATTCTTTTTTACATTACGTTCTCGAATATGTTCCCATGGAGATATTTTCTTGGCTTTATCTTCGCCAAGCACTTTGGTAATGCGATTGATTAGGTATGGAATATCAAAAAAGGTTGTGTTCCAGCCTGTGACTACATCAGGACAGTTAGAAGGGTTACTCCAGAAAGCAATGAAAGAAAGAAGTAGTTCATACTCATCTTCGCACCGGTAGTATTTGACATCTGCCGACTCTGGCTCATAATCATACATGCCCCAAACGTGATAAAGATTATCAATATTGTTTTTAGTAGTGATTGTAATGACAGGGTAATCAGCAGCATCTGGCTCAGGGAATCCGTCGTCGGAAGCCACCTCAATGTCGATTGTGGTCGTGTTGATAGCTTCACGGTCATATTTAATTTGGTTAGGATAAACATCATAAACCCACTGAGCAACATGATTTGTATTGCCCACCACCTCAAAATGATCCACTTCTTTATATCGCTCAATGAAGTCTTTTGCTTCTTTGCTGGAGTTGAAGGTGACTGGTGCGACTGGTTGTCCACTGAGAGATTTCCATTCTGTTTTATTTTTAGTTGGTGCATAATATGTTGGCTTGAACTTAATACGCTCTTGTGTCTTAATGCCGTCTTTGTAACCACGAACCAGAATAAAGTTACCGAGACGATTGACAGATGTATAAAACTGCATCATTACCCTCTTTGAGTGTGAAGGAACATTATATAGTATTTTTTATGTTGTGTCAATAGAAAAAGGGAGCCGGAGCTCCCTCTTCATTATTGGTAAGACTGTGTATCTAACCAGTGTCTGTGCTTGTACTGGTATGGAGCTTGATTATACATAATCTTTTGCTGGCGTGCCTCGAAGTCTGCAAGATCAATCGAGTCAGAAAGATATCTTTCTTCATCAGACATACTTGCACGATTAATGGCTTCGGTAAGCCAGTTTTTAGCGGATTTTAGTAATGACTGCATCGTATCCATCCTTTTTCAGCATGTCGACCAATTCGCCGGTAGGAACACCGGTATTGTATTCACGTTGGATGTAGTTTGCTACGCCATAATAAGCGTGATGCATACGTGATTCGATGAGACTATTACCCACCTTCCGTAAGAAGTTCAGCATTTGTTGTTACCTCGCTGCGATTATTAATTTCGATTTTGCGAGGCTTCTTCTCTTCGGGCAGAACAACTTCTAAATGAATTGCTAGAATACCGTTCTCCAGAGAAGCTCCTGTAACTTGTGTATATTCAGACAGTCTAAAAGACCGATGAAACTTACGGGTGGAAATACCTTTGTGAATGAATTCTAGACCTCTTGGTGTATGGTCACCGTTCACTTCAAGGATACCATCTTTTAGTTCTACCGATAACTCTTCTTCTTTAAAACCCGCAGTTGCGACTTCGATACGATACTTCATATCTTCATCTTTAATAATATTGTGCGGAGGATAATGATCAGCGGCGTGTTTGGTCATGTCTTCAAGTTCTTTGAAAATATGATCAAACCCTACAAATGCGGATCGAGGAAAACGAGCGTACTTTTGATTATTAGTCATCTGAAATCTCCTATGATTAGCGAGAAAGTAGACCGATTATTCGCATCTACAAAATTATTTATAGCACTAATAGAAGATTTTGTCAAGTAAAAAATGAAAAGGTTATTTGCCAATATTGTACTTTGGACAAAGTTCCCATTCAGATTTTTCTTTAAAAGGTAGAACCTTGATTTGTCTCAGAGGAGCAACATCTTTTGCGGCTTCTTTATTAACAATTGTTACCAAACCCCAGTCAGATAAAAGAGTCGCAATTGTGTTGCGTCTCTGAATATCTGTAGATTCTAAAGTGGATTTATTACCATCTAAGAGAAACAATTCTTTGAAATGGGTAATGAAATATCTACCTTGCTTGTGTAGAATATGGCAAGATTGATACAGCTTCTTATCTTTACGAGAAGCAATGCCAATACGAGTCAATGTTTCTTTTACTTTTAAAAAATCATCTGGCTCATTCAAAGTGACTTCTAACATGTCACTTGGTTGCCATTCAATTAGATTTACTTCTCTTTCTTCCACCATGATCTACCTTCTTTTTAATAATGTTTATTTGTTCAGTAGAAAGTAGTGAAAGAGCAGAACGAGTTTTTTCATTATTATACCCATAATATTCTTTCACCGCTTCAAAATCACCATCATGCTTTACCTTATTCCATTTGGAAAAGCGCTTAGGATTTCTTCTTATTGTATTTATATAAAAAGAATTTTGAAGCTTATTATCGAGATGATGGTTGATATTCATCTCATTAGCGAGAAGAACTGTATCAGGAAAATAAGAAAAGCTATGATTAATCATATATGGACTATATGCTTTTTCATCTAAATCGTCCCTAATAATATCTTGCTTATTATTAATCGCCTTTACGAACTCGAATGGGTTCATTTAATACTCTCTTTCTTAGATCGGAAGATGAAAATCTATGGTCACGTTTGTTGTAGTATAACTCAATTCCACGTTTAGCGCAAGTGGCACGTCCTGTAAACGTACCGTTCTTATATTCTTCGCCAAGAATACGAACATTAATTGGAAACATATTCAGAATATCTTCCAAGTCTTGTTCAGTTTGATATGGAACAATTTCATCTACATATTCAATCGCATTCAACTGAATGTATCTTTCTAATAAAGTTTGAACAGGTTTGTTCTTTTCATTACGATCAATTGTAGGATCGGTTTGCAATCCTACAATCAAATAATCACAAACAGTTTTTGCCTCACGCAGCATCATAACATGCCCAGCATGCAACAGATCAAAAGTGCTACAGGTAAATCCTACTTTCATTTCACGTCATCCAAGTGTCCGATATATTGCTCAAGAATGCTTTGCGTATATTCCTCTGTATTAATATTTGGATTGACGTGGTTGTTACCATAGTACAATTGTGGCACAACCTTATGACCCTTTGATAGAATGTATGCTTTTGCTGCAGCATCTTCTTGGATGTTAACTACGTTATATTTGTAACCCCAGATATCAAGCTTAGACTTCATCATATCGCAGTACATGCAATCGTTCTTAGTGTACACTGTCAGTTGATTTTTCATTTCCATTCTACCTCCGCCATTAGTTCTGTTAAGCAAGCTACAACATTCAATTCATGGTCAGCCACAAAAGCATTCTTGTATTGGTAGTCAGCAAGAATCAGAACAGCACGGGGAATGCTATTGGGCTGAATAGTGTCAGTCATTGAATCGTAAATACTCCGGAAAATACCAGAAGTATCAGTATCTATATTGTTGCTTACCCAAGATCTCATTTTCTTGAAGTCTTTGGCCTTGAGATACCCGATAAGGTCGTTAACAGAACTGTTAGAAAGGAGACTAAGAATGCCGGAATCAATAGTACCACCAAGAGAATATCTCTGACACTCATTAATAACTCTTCGCCAATCAGGCGCAAAGCGAATGATAAGTTCTGCCAAAACTTTTTTATCATAGCCAATATTTTCCTTTTCTAAAATCCAAGTCAGGCGTTTCATAAACTGCATAGACAGTTCAGCCATAGACTTCTTATTTGTATTAAATTCGTATACACCGCATCGAGAGTGTAGTGGCTCAATAATACGATTCTTAAAGTTACAAGTCAGAATGAATCGACAGTTGTTCGCAAACTCCTCGATAAATCCACGAAGGGCTGGCTGAAACGATTGCGCATTCAGGTAATCTGCCTCATCTAGAATGACAACTTTATAGCCACCGGTCAGAGATACGGTAGATGCAAACTGTTTGATTTTATTACGCAGAGTATCAATGTTGCCTTCTTCAGAACCGTTGATTAGAATCCAGTCAAGATTCAGTTCATTACACAGCGCTTTAGCTACTGTAGTCTTACCAAGACCAGCAGTGCCAGTAAATAGCATATTAGGGATTTCACCAGTTTTTACAATCTGATTAAACGTATCTTTAAGAGATTGTGGCAGAATACAAGCATCAATAGTTTGTGGGCGATACTTTTCAACCCAGAGAAAATCAGTCATCAATATTCCTCAACAAAGTTAGGAACTCATTATACAGAAAAGAAAGGGGGCTGTCAAGCCCCCTATTTTTATTAACTGCTTTCTTTATCAGCAGTCAGCCCCTTGACATATGTAAAGGAGCAACCTTGAAGAAAGTATGATGCATGCTCAAGAATCTCATTCAAGTCATCATCATCAGATCGAAAAGTATGACATACATCACTTACGTTATCATAGTCCTCATATCGTCGCATAGTCAAAGTGTATTCGGTGTAAGTGCCACGATCTTCATCAGTCATTATTCATCATCCTCTTCATCATCCATTTCCTGTTGGCGTTCTTCTACCTGCTGCACCAGTTGTACACACTGATCACGCAGTTGTCCAACAGTAGAAAGTTCTTCACCTTTAAATGCACCACGCTGAGAGATTGCATCAATAATAGCAATCGAAGAGCGAGAGACTTTTGCACCAAGTTCTAGAAATTGTGCTTCATTCATTATAATATATCCTTTTAGTTTTTCTCTAGAGCAATCCAGTAAGACAAATCCTGACTGGTATGTGTAAATTTACTGATCAGTTTAGACGAAACCTCTACGGTGTAGTCACCGGGAAGAAGCTTCAGATTATCAATGTTGATACTTAGTCGAATGTTAGACTCAGCATCTTTATGCCACGAACCATCAACTTCAATGGTGTACACATTAGAAGTTGTATTTTTAGGATCAACAATTGACAGCGTGACTGCGCCCTCTTCCGTGCTTCCAATAATCAAGCTCTTATGACCAAGAGCGGATGAAGCCTTACGAAGCTGGCTCAGAATATCTTGAGTGAGATTGAATGTAACTTCTGGACTTGGCATTTCCAAGTCTTTCTCAGGAGGATTAGTCAACATTTCAATATCAGAATAGAAATAATTAATAGAAGACTGACCATTAGCAATGACCATATGATTATCTTGATAAGATACATTACCATCTTCAATCAGATTGAATGCACTCATAAACTCATTTACATCATAAATGCCAAAGTCCTGTGGAAACTCTTCTTCAAGAGTCGCCTTAGCGAGAACGTTCTTAGCATCTGCTACAGTGCGTAGAACGTTACCTTGACGAAATACAAGGTTTTGGTTAATAGTTCCGAAGTTACGAATAACTTCCATAGTATTATTCAACATCAAATGCTTCCTCATCTAGATCATGAACATGGAGTGCCATCATAGCATAATGGGCGATTTTTAACAAGTCATCACGATTACGGCCATTCTTTTTGCCATAACGCTGTGCATACTTCATAACGTTTCCGAGACAGAACCCCATCCCGTGACCAGAGTCAATGATGAACTCAGTAGCTTGGAATTTTTGCTTAGAGTAGTGACCTTCATAGGTCTTAGCAACATACTCTTCTAGCTCTTTTAGGATACGATCTTCACTGTATTTCATCATTTCTCTCATACTTCTTTATCAGACAGTATATAATATATACCATTATAATATCTTTGTCAAGAACTTTCTCAACGCATTTTACTAAAGTTTTTATCTTTGTAGAACTCCATCTTAGATTGGAACCTACCATCTAGAATTTCACCCTTATGTGAGATAACAAATACGTTGGTATCTTCACCGAGAGTATGAATAATCTTGAACAGATTTTCAACACCGTCATTATCTAGGCTAGAATCAAACGTCTCATCCAGAATAAGCAGATTAGTTGCCACAGAGTTTTTCATCTTAGCAATCTGCCGCCAGGTAAACAGCAAAGCCAGATCAATTCGTTGCTTCTCACCTTCACTGAAAGAATCATAAGAAAAGTTATCACGGTGACGGGATCGAATAGTTTCAGAGAAACTTTCATTCAATTCAAAATGAACAAAGAAGTCCAGTGTCTGCAGATATTGATTAACTAGCTTATTCATTACAGGCAAATACTGTTTGATAATCTTAGTCTTAATACCAGTATCTTTCAACATATCTGCAATAATATTGCTATAATCAAACTCTTCTGCTAGTTCTAGCTTTCTTGTAATCAAATCATCTTTTTCATCAATATAAACATCAAGGTCTTTACTAGCCTGTTTGATATTGTCTTTGCTATCAGAAGTTTCAGTAATCTCTTTTTCTAACTTAGCAATAAGTCGCCGAGACATATCAAGTTTAGTCTTATTATCTCTCAGCAAACCTTGTAGATCAAGCGCCTTTTTATTCTGTTCTTGTAGTGCATCTACCAAATCTTTGCCAGTAGATAACTTTTCTTCTACCGCCTGAAACGTCTTCTGGATTTCCTGCGCTTTTTTTGTGATATCTTTAGACTTCTGTTCTTTAATAGTCTCGTTAATCTCCTGCGTACAAGTCGGGCAAACGTCATTGTCTTGAAAGAACTTATCTTCTTTAACAAGTTTCTTCATCTCCGATTGAAGGTTAGATTTTTCTATACGGGCATTTTGAAATGCGTTACCAGCTTCAGTTAATCGCTCTGAGACCTGATCATACGTTGTCTGGAGAGTTTCTTGTATTTCTTCATTTTCAAGATCGATTTGCTCAATTGTATTCTCCTGCGTCTTGATTTCGGTTTGTTTTTCATAAATCTTTTCCTCATTAAGATTTTTGATATCATTAATATATTTGCGCTGAACATCAATCTTATTTCTGATAATATCTACCTGATGATCGGTATCACGAATCTTGTCTTTTAGATTAGCAATATTATCTTTCAATACACTATTCATCTTAGAAAAGATATTAATGTCCAGTAAGTCTTCAATCACTTCACGTCTATGCGCTGCTGTAAGTTGCATAAACGGAATGAAGGACGAAGAACCGAGAACTACAATCTGATGAAATGATTTATGATTGAGTTTTAGAATATTTTGCTCAAGAAGTTTTTGAAACTCTTTAGCATGAGAAGCCTCATTTATAACCTCTTCATTTTTATATATTTCAAAGATATTAGGTTTGATACCCCTAATGACTTTAAACCTGTTAGGTCCGACGGAGAACTCTACCTGGACTACACAATCTTTACTATTAATAGTATTGATGAGTTGTGGCTTATTGATGTTTCTGTAAGGCTTCCCAAAAAGACCAAATGAAAGGGCATCCAACATAGTAGATTTGCCAGCACCATTAGCACCCACAATCAAAGTGGTAGGACTTTTATCCAATTCAATTTTAGTAAATGTATTGCCAGTTGACAAAAAGTTCTTAAACTGGACTGAATGAAACTTAATGATAGGTCTCTCCTAATCACTCAAACATAATATGGAGTATTATATATCACTGTGCATACATTGTCAACAGCAAAGATATAAATAAATGGTTATGAAAATTTAAACGGAGGATATTATGGATATCGTAAGTAACGTACAAAAGTGGGTTGGTAAAATTGCTGATCTTGGTGTAAGCCTTCTTGCCCTCACTATTGTAGCAGAACTGCTCGGACTCGGCGCAGTTCCATTTATGCCAGAAGGCGTAAGTGCTATTGGCAACGTCACAGGTGTGGTAGATTCCCTTGGTTCGAGTGGTCTTGTAGGACTGCTTGCGGTTTGGGTTCTCTGGATGATCTGGAAGAACAAGTAATAATAATTCAATATAATTAAAAAAGGGGACTGGCTTATTGCTGGTCCCCTTTTATTTTATCATGCCCACACTCTACTTGGTGTAGTGGGACTGACCCCATATGTTTCATCAAGCGCTTCAGCATCTGCTCTTCTTGCATCACCC